TGTGCGTCAGTGAACTATAGTTTCTGTATGTCAACGCTCTTGATTCCCGCTATTCATATATTCCGTAAGCCTCTTGATTGCATCCTCTGGGTTACCTTTAGATTTAATCATATCAACTAACATGTTAGCTACTTCCGTCATTTGTTTTTTTACTTTATCCTCTGCTTTCTCACGTATAGACTTTATTTCTATTGCAGCCACAAAGATAGATACAAGTAGTGTTAAGAATGGGAACATCGGTATGCCATACTGATAGAATGTATCTAAGAACCAAATGCAGCTTATCTGCATGGCATCCACAAACGCAACCGCAATAAGCAGATTGTAATATCCTGCAATCTTTTTAGTGGTGCGTTGCCACCCTGTCGAAGTAATCGTTTCACCTCTGCTCTTAGCTTTTCGTATTCCGCTAATAAAATCTAAAAAACCAAAGATAAGTGGAGTGAGTAAAAATCCCACTTCGATAATGCCCGCTATAATAAGCGTGTTGTACTCGTTCGCTTCCATGTTGTAGTTAATTTAAAGAGTTATTATCACTGTTACCGTTATTTACAGATTGAGATTCCATCAAGGCTTGCTCTTTCGCTTCATCCTCTGCCACACGCATTTCCTCGTCAGGGGTAGATTCGGTATTCTTTTCGATACCTGTCTTAGCCGACAATATTCCACCATTCTTTAATGCGATAAGCATATTATTATACTCTATATCGGAACGAGGCTTCCATACTTTGAAATCTGCCGATATGCTTAATTTCTGAAAATCAGTAATAGCCGTTTTATTTTGACCATTAGACACTAACTCTTTAGCCAACCCGTATTTGAATAAGCGACACATTTTAGATGCTACATTCTTCCATTCTATACATCCCGCTAATGCCGTTTCAATATCAGAGGCTTGAACTAACTGAACGGTAACGCCACTAATATCTCCGCCTGTCTTAATGTCTTTTGGCAATATGAATGTCGTTCCCGAACCTTTCATAATAGACTGTTCTAACAGTTCCATTGTTTCAATCATGCCTTGTGGATTAGGGGCTGTTTTAAATTCAGCTTTCCCTTTGCCGTCAAGTGAAGTGTCTTGAAGTATGACAGAACCTGCAATTTTCTTTGCAGTCTCTTTGAATTTACCGCTAATATACAATATACCCCATCCGTGACGTTTTTGTATCACCATGAATATATTATATATAATCTCGTATATCTCAATAACCGTCTGCACGTCATTCCATGCAACCGCACCTCTATGCGTAATCAACGGTATCTCTTCAAAACCATGCGCTTTCTTTCCGTTTGGCATAGTCCAACCGTATGTAGTGTTGCCGTCTACAACAACTTCACCTAATACGAACTGATAGAAATAGGTGTCATCATAACAATCTAAATGCTCCTCTCCGTTTTCATCAGCATAATACACGCATTCCAATATCCTATCTCCGATTTGGTCATTAACGGGTAGAATTACATATCCGTCACGATAACATAGTAAACGTGATTTTATCTGACCTTTATTGTCGAAGTAGTAAAGCAACCCTGCATCACCCATCGACTTTTGAGCATCAACCATCTTTGTACGCATACCATCTTGATTGCGCTCTAACCAATATTGCTTAATGGTAGAGAAATTTGATAGGTCTTTCTTTGCTGGTGTTTGATTAAGAAGCGTAAACTGCATCGGATTTCCGCAAAGATGCAATACTTGTTTATCTTTAATATTCTTTTGATATGGCAGAGCCATTTTATTGAACTCTACTTCGACATAGCTTCCGTCAGCTAACTTAGTACATATTGACGGTACATTTTCATCGAATAAAACCTTGTGGCAGTCGGGGTCTAACTCTTTCAAGAACTGTTCTTGCGAAATAGGTGTCATCCTTATTTTTGGAAGTCTAGCTTCCGTTAACTCGTTTATGTTCCTATCGCCTAATGATGCTTCATTTACGGCATAAGTGTCACTACCTCTAAAGAAAGGTTTCTTCCTTAATAGCTGATCGGGTTTGCCTATAAGGGCCTCTACTTGTTTTTTTACTGCTTCATTCATGTCAATCTCTCTCCATTAAATTATATACTTCCATTGCTCTCTCTTTTGGAGGTAATGCTATCTCGTGGTGACAATACGGGCATACGTCATCGAACTTCGACTCCACTATGATTTGGTTGCCGTCTTCCTTATTACCAGTAGAAAAGGTGCGTTCCAATTGAACACGTATGGCGGCTTCTTGTGCAACCGCATCCTTTGCTTTTATCTCTCCAATATCTGCTTGCTGTTTTATCTTGTCTAGCAAGCCGATTAATTGCTCTCTGTTTTCTTCAAATGAAACAGTTCTCTTTGGCGGGAATATTTCATTTTTCAAATACGATATTTTCTTTGACCTATCATATTCACCAATTATTTCATCCGTCCCCTTTGAATACAAAGAATAATAGGCAGACGGAGCGTCATATATCGTGTTGCGAAGCACAACGTAACTAATATCTTTCATTGTTACTTCGTGCCCTAGTTTCTTTGACCTTTGTATCAGGTCTTGTATCTCTTCATTTGTCATATCGTAATAGTTTTGTTAACTCCATAGTGTTTCATCATATATGCTTTGACCAACAAGTTCTTCTTCTTCGTCATTCAGGTTTGCTGTTTGGCTAAGCTCTTCTCCTATGTTATATTCAAGTATAGGCAACATTCTCATGGCACATGGGTCTAATAAGTCCATAGAACGTCCTTTCCCTAGCATCGCATTCATTTCTTTCTTAGTAAACAGCCTCTTCTTTCCGTTTGCCTGCTCTCTAAATCTCACTACAGAACATTCCTCCATAAACTCCGCTTGTATGCTTATAGGATTACTGATATTCTGATGCACATAATCTCTTTGCGCAACAGATTCAGAAACAGACATGTTGTCGTTATTTATAACATGCATTAACCTGAAATAGCATTCATCTTTTAGATTTACAACCGCACGACCGTATATTCCACGTGGGCTATTACTTGATAGGAACGGTATTGCATCCTCTATATCGTCATTAACATACACCGCTCTAGTAGCATCGTATATAATATGACAATCGGCAATATCGTATTTATGTGCCAAAAGCTTCAATCTCTCCGTATTCTTACGTGGGGTAGACTTGCACATAATATCTATATCTATAACATGAAAACCATCCCACACTAAAGCGATGAAGTTGTCAGAACCAACGTCTGCTAAGTCGCAAGTTATCCATCTGTCGTTATTGCGCATCTCGTCATTGTAAAATACACGCAATACAGATTCTGAATCAAAAGGAGCATCTCCGTCACCGTCTGCGTCTACATTCCAGTTACCCTCTAAGTTAGCCTGACTTGCAGCACCGCCCATTGCAGCAACGCTACCAACATATCCCTTGTTGTTCTCTAATACGGCTTTGTTCTCGGCTAGATTTCCTAAGTAGAACGTGAAAGACTTAATCATATTTTCATACTCGAAACCCTTTCCTAGTCTTCTTAGTTTACGGTCTATATCAACCTGACATTTTCTGTAAACCTCTTGTTTGGTATCTCCCCAAACAACATCTTTTACACTTTTACCGTTTACATAGAAGTACCTAACTACACCCTCACGCGCGGGGTCTATATATCCGTCAGGCGCAATGTACCAATCAAGGAATATACGTAACCAATGACTTTTCTTGGGGTTTGTCGTCATTCTTATCTTACCAGTCCATTTAGACTTACCTCTATTTCTTGACATAATAGTAAGGAATGTATTCCATTCAAATCCAGTTCCCTCGTCAAAGTAAATAAGGTCATACTGCCAACCTTTTACACGCTCTAATAGTTTTTCGGGGTTCTCCTCATTTGTATGGGATAAATCCACAAATGAACCCCACGGGAATGTGACACGTGGGTTTGACCCTGATTCTCTTATATCCGTAAATTCTCCATAAACGGTTTTTAGGTCATCTAACAAACCACCACCTACTTTTGTATCGGTAGCCTGCTTCCTTAAAAATACAGCTCTAAAGTTTGGGTCTTTCATAGGCTCGGCTAAACAAAGACATGCAGCCATAGACTTGCCTACGCCTACTGCTCCTCCACCGATAACAACATCCACGTTGCTTCGGACAAACTTTTCCTGAAACCCTTTTTGAGGCTTATATATCTTTTTATCGCTTCCCATTTACACCTTTTATTATATACACAAAAATAGCTATATAAAGTTCGTTTTAACATACCTCAAACTTTTCTACTTGATATGTATCAAACTCACAATAGTGTATAGCTTTTACTCGTTGTATTAAGTGGTATTTTTGTGATATAAACCAATTTATCGTAAACGTATGATAACAAAAGAAGAAGCTCGCAAAGAACTTGTGAGTAAGCTGACTGCAAAAGGAGAGACCCTCAATGTGTCAGACAGAACCATAGACGAGCAATTAGAGACCCTGATTCCGCTCGTAGCAACCGAAGACATGGAATTATCCGACTTCGTAGACAAAGTAGTAGGTATATTTAAAACTACCGATGCAAATGTACGAGACGGAAAGTCTAAGGTAGCAAAAGAACAATTAGAGGAAATCAACAGATTAAAGTCTGAAATCGAAAAGTTTAAAACTCAGCTTGCTGGTGAAAAACATGATGATGAAGACCCTGTGATGAAGAAACTTGCGGAACTTGAAGCCAAGATTGCTAATTCAGAGCGTGAAAAAAGTATCTCTGAAATTAAAAAGCAACTCGCTTCCGAAGTTAAAAAGACCGTCAAGAATGATAAGTGGATTGAAAAGGAATTATCACGCCTTAATATAGGTGATAACTTCAATTTGGAAGATGGAGTTAAGGATATTCTTGAAACTTACAATCTAGCAGTTAGTTATATTGATTCTGAAACAACTCCTCTAGGTTCGGGCGCACCTTCTAAAAGTTTCGATAAGGAATTTGAAGATGTCAAAAGGTTAAGAGAAAAAGAGATTGAACAACAAAGTAAAAATTAAAAAACAAGATGGGTACACTTAATGAAAACTATGGTGTCTATAACGGCACTGTTCTGCTCCAACAAAGGGGCACAATTGGTGGGTCTCGTTCAGTATTTGTCGGCTTGAAAGGCAACAAGAACGACCTAGTTCTCGTTCCTACGGGAGGTATCGTACAGAACCCGTTTAAGTCAAAAGCTAAAATATTCGCTGGAGACTTAATTGAATTTATCCCTAATTACAATGGGGCTACTGCAAAATGCTACCTATTGAAGACTTTCACTGTTGCGGAAGACGTTGTTTCTTCTACAGTGAACTTGCTTGATATGGCTGCGACTGCATCCGCTCCTGCCGCAACTGCATTGTCACAGTATTATTTCGACACTACTACTAAAAAGGTTGTTCCGTCAAAATCAGATGGCGCAAGTGGTTTTGAATGGGATGCTGATAACGCTGTCGCACCTGTTGCTACTGCTATCTACGTTGATTTGTCGGATGGAAGCAAAACTTACATGTGGCAAACGAATCAGATGGTTTTAACTGCTGTAGTTAGCGGCAAGGTGTATATCAAGAAAAGCGGTTATACTCACAAGCCAGAAGCTGGCGTGATGTATATGAAAGCTCCTTCTACTAAAGATGCTACTGGTACTGCTGGCTCTTTCTCTTCTGTGGCAGAAAAGACCATTGCTGGATTAGGTGATGTGTATGAATGCACTATGAACGGTTCTGAATCTTTGGGTACGCTTGCAGAAAACGACATTCTCGTGGAATCTGCTGCAACTGCTGCTGG